GCAGGTCTTCGCACTGGATTACGGCGAGCGCCTCGGAGACACTAAGGAGTCTTTCCGCCGCACGTATTTCCAGTCGGATTACATGGGGTATAAATACACGCCTGTGCCGGGTGCGATGGAGCGCGTGATGTCGCGTGTGAAGGACATCGTGATTGAGCCGGATGTGAGCAAGTATCTCGACAAGGTCCCCGTTCGCGAAAACATCATCAAGGTTCACCTCACCGACAGTGAGATGCGGCGGTATAAAAAATTCGAGCGGACTCTCTATGAGACAGAGACCGACATCGAAGCGATCACCGAAGGCGTTCTGACGAACAAGCTGTTGCAGCTCGCGAACGGGAGCCTCTATCGGGAAGATGGAGCGGCGGTCGCCGTCCACGATCATAAACTCCACGCACTCGAAACTCTTGTTGAGGAGCTGAACGGCGAGAACCTCCTCGTAGCCTACTCATTTCAGTTCGATCTTCAACGAATTCGCAAGCGATTCAAGAAGGCGGTCGTGCTGGCGGAAGAGCCCGACGCTTATCGGGATTGGAATAAGGGCAAGATTAAAATGCTCCTATGCCATCCGAAGTCGGCCGGGCACGGTCTCAATATGCAGTTCGGAGGTCATCACGCGTGCTGGTATGGGATGAATTGGAGCTTGGAGCTGTATCAGCAGTTCAACGGTCGCCTCCCACGCACAGGACAAAAGAACGGGTGGGTGATGCTTCACCACATCATTACCGCCGGCACGAAGGATGAGTCGGTGATCGAGAAGATGCGAACGGGGGCGCTGACGCAGGAGGAAATCCAGCTCGCAATCCGACGAGAACTCAGTGAGGAATACGGTCATGTCTCGACGCGACATTCTCGGATTCGGTGGACGCCCGAAGAGAGACGAGCCTCAATCTGGTGAGGAAGAGATTTTTCTCGTCGATGAGCCGGTCGAGCGTCGAAAGCGCGGGCGGGCGTCGCGACGTGATACCGACGACGATCTCACCTACGGCAAAGACGGAATGCCGCAGGCTGAGAACGGCGCGACGATCGCGTGGTTCGCTCAGGCATTCGGGATGAAGCCGTCGACGGTGAAGATGCGCTTGGCGGGCGTGAAGCCGCTGCGCGTGACCGATCGAGGAGCGCCGATTTACGCCTTCGCGGACGCGGCGCCCAAGGTATGTCGTGTTGATCTGGACGACGAGGAGTTCGAGAAGCGGATCAGGCGAATGCGTCCGCAGGACCTCCCTCCGATGATCCACGCCGTTTTCTGGGATGGTCAGAACAAGAAGGCCAGATGGCAGCGCGATGCGGGACAGCTCTGGCACACCGAGGACGTGGTGGAGGTGCTCGGCGAAACGTTCAAGGCCGTCCGCCAAGCCATGCAGCTTTGGGTCGACGACATGAGGCAGGAGAAGAAGCTCACCGACGATCAAGCGGTCTATCTGCAAGAGCAGGTCGACGCTCTCCAGGACGACATTTACGACCGTCTCGTGCGGCTCTCGAAGAGCCGCGAGACGCTTCCGCTTTCCGAGACACCGATCGATGAACAGCGCGACGTTTAAAACCCTCGAGGACATCATCGTCTCAACGGCGGCAATCGTGCGGCCTCCGGAACGCCTCACAGTGTCCGAAGCCGCCGAGGAATACCGATATCTGAAGAACATCGGTTCTTACATCGGAAAGTGGCAGAACAAGACGACCCCCTATCTTATCGAGCCGATGAACGAGCTGTCGAATCTCGATCTCGAGGCGGTCGTGTTCGTCGGCCCTGCGCAGAGTGGGAAGAGCGAAATGATCCTGAATTGGATCACGCACACTGCGCTGTGCGATCCGAGCGACTTCATGATCGTCGAGAAATCGAACGTCACGGCACGTGATTTTTCGATCCGCCGCGTCGCGCGACTGTTTCGCAATTCGCCGAAGGTCGGCGCTACAGTCCTGCCCGGAGCGAAGAACAAGAACACCTTTGATACGAAGTTCGCCGCGGGGACGCTGCTCACGATCTCATGGCCGACGATCAACGAGCTTTCCGGCAAGCCGATTCCTCGCGTCGCATTGACCGACTATGATCGTATGGATCAGGATGTCGACGGCGAAGGGTCGCCGTTCGATCTGGCGAAGGGCCGAACGAAGACGTTCCGGCGCTTCGCTATGACGCTGTGCGAATCCTCTCCTGGGTTCGAGCAGGAGAAGGCGGACTTCATCGCGACTTCCAAGCACGAGGCGCCGCCGACGAAAGGCATTCTCGCACTCTACAATCGCGGTGATCGGCGGCGCTATTATTGGAAGTGCGTCTCGTGCCACGAAGCGTTCGAGCCGAAATTCAAATATCTCGTCTACCCTGATACCGCGGACATCATGGAAGCGGCCGAGCAGGCTGTGATGGCGTGTCCTCACTGCGGCCAAATCTATCGTCACGACGGCGACGAGAAGCTCGGCACCCCGAGCAAGGACGAGATGAATGGCGCGGCTCGCTGGCTGAAGGACGGGCAGCTCTGGCTTGCGGACGGGACGATGTCCGGCACGCCGATGCGATCGAAGATCGGCTCCTTCTGGTTGCCGGGCGTCTGCGCGCATTTCTCGACGTGGTCTCAGCTCGTCGCGAACTACCTCAACGCGAAGCAGGAATACGAGCGCACCGGGTCCGAGGAGGCGCTCAAGACGACCACCAACATCGATCAGGGCGATGTCTATCTGCCAGTCGCAGCGCGCGCAGACCGCTCGGCCGACGAGCTGATGGGCCGGGCGCAGCCGCTCGGCGAGCGCGTGGTGCCGGAGGGCGTGCGGTTCATGGTTGCGACGATCGACGTTCAGAAGAACCGTTTCGCTGTCATGGTGACGGGAGTCGGAATGGCGGGCGAGATGTGGATCGTCGATCGCTTCGACATCAAAAAATCGGAGCGTGTCGATCCGGACACCAACGAGCATTTCTGGATCGCACCCCACACCCACCTCGAGGACTGGCGACTCCTCATCCCGCAGGTGATCGAGCGCACCTACCCCCTCGGAGATGGCTCCGGCCGGCTGATGGAGATCAAGCACACCGTCTGCGACTCCGGCGGCAAGGAGGGTGTCACAGCGAACGCCTATCAGTTCTGGCGCGAGCTGCGCGACGATGACGAGGGTCGGGGCCATCACACTCGCTTTCGACTGCTCAAGGGCGCGTCCAACAAGGAAGCGCCGCGGGTGCAGACGACTTTTCCCGACACCGAGCGCAAGGACCGCCGCGCAGCCGCCCGCGGTGAGGTGCCGGTGCTGATGATCAATCCGAACATGATCAAGGATCAGGTCGCGAACATTCTGGACCGCAAGGACCCGAATGGGTGGCAGGTCAATTTCCCAGATTGGCTCCCCGCTAAATTCTACACGGAGCTGACGGCGGAGGTGCGGACGCCGAAGGGTTGGGAGAACCCGAAGATGCTCCGCAACGAGGCTTGGGATTTGCTCTGCTACGCGGTCGCAGCAAGCATCTCCCCGCCGGTTGCAGTCGAGCTGATAGACTGGACTAATCCTCCCGGTTGGGCGAAAGATTGGGGGACAAACATTCTGATTCGCGGCGACGCCGCTGTCCCCGTCTTCCAAAAAGTCAAGCGGTCGGGTAGGTCACTGGAAGACCTGGGTTCGTCCCTCGCATGAGCGGAGGTTATCGACTATGGACAGGGCGACAATCATCGCGAGGCTTCGGGAAGCGGAAGACGCGCTCCACCAACTCATGATCGGCGACAAGCCGGTCGAGGTGCGGGATCAGAACGGCGAGGCGGTCAAATACACACCCGCTAACGCGGGCCGCCTGCGCGCCTACATCGCCGAGCTGAAGCAGCAGCTCGGGCAGCACTGCTCCCGGCCCCTCGAGTTTTGGATGTGACGATGTCGCGTCGATTGGACATGGCGGCGATCAGGGCGGACATCAACGCGATGGTCGGCGGCCCGCTGGACGCGGTGCGGCGCCTGGACCGCGCGACGGCGCTGTGGAGCCCTCCCCTCGTCTCCTCCGATCGCATGGTCAACGCGGTCAAAGACGAGACGGACGCGCGCGTGCGCGATCTCGCGTCGGGCGACGCCTACGTCGCCTCGGGCATGGGGCTCCAGCAAGACTCGATCGTCGGCGATGTGTTCACGCTGAACGCCCTGCCCGTCGCGAAGGTGCTCGGCCTCGACGAGACCTGGGCCACCGAGTTCCAGGAGGAGGTCGAGCAGAAGTTCACCCTCTGGGCGCAGTCGCCGAAGAATTGGCCGGACGTGCAGCGCACG